AAATCATGAATAATTATTCAAAGAGAGATGGGAGAGTTGCAGAATTGTTTACCGCGAGATAGAGAGAGTTGTATATTTGGGTGGGTGCGGGGGTGGGTGTGTCATTTTTATTTTCAAAAAATGTGTGATCACAAAAACATTTATTTTCCCCTCATCTTAAATATTCCAAATATTTTAAAACCCAACTTAGAAAACTCTTATGTCGTTCCGTCGTATTAAACCAACATGGTTGGATGATGATGATATCATTGAATTTAATCCCGCGTTCACTGATGCACCTATTCTTAACGCTCCTGCGTTGGTGCGTACTGATACTATGGTCATCGAAGCTGTAACTACCGACTCCGATACTGAAGTCATCCCCGAAGTCGAATACAAGTACACTGATTGCAATTACGGTGACGTTGTTGGCATGGGTATTCCCGGATTTCATCGTCCTCAATTGGGTACAGAACCCTTTGACGACGACGTCGTTGAAGTCTCTCGTGAAGATGTCCAACGCCGTATGGCTGGTGCTGGTATTGGTGTTGTCCGTCGTGCTCGTGCTCAATTGGGTGACATTGACACCGACTCCGATGATGAAAATGGTGCTCCGTTAAGACGTCGCAAAGCAGCAGTCAAGCGTGCAACCAAGATGGGTGACGATGATGATGATGATGATACTACTACTGTTGTTCGTACTGCACCTACTCCTGTCGGACGCGGTCAAGGCAATAAATCATCACGTTGGTGTTTCACTTATAACAACCCACCATTGGATGGTGATGAATTCGTTTCACTCTTAGAAGGGAAAGGTGATATCAAGATGGCCGTGTTCCAAAAAGAAACCGGCGAAGAAGGTACCGAACACTTTCAAGGTTACATGGAAACCAACAAGCGTATGTATACTACCGGGGTTCACTCTATGTTGGCTCCTCATAAGTTGGCATTGTTGCATGCTAAGGGTACCAAGATCCAGAACCACAAGTATTGCACCAAGGAAGAAACCCGTACTGATGGTCCGTACTATGTCAAGTCCGAAGCAGGCGACTATGGCCGCAAGAATGGCAACCAAGGGAAAAGAACCGACTTGGATGAATTTGCAGCATTGGTTATCGAAGAAGGTGGTATCACGGAAAGGGTCATCGCTGAACAACCTGGTCACGTCATGGCTTACAGTAAGCACGCAAACAACCTCATTGGCTATATCGCATACAACAAGGCAAAGGCGGATGACATGGCATTCTGGAAGGAACAATATCGCAAGCACGCAGCAGGTGAAGAATCATTGGGTCAACAACAACGCAAGTTGATTCTTAGATTTGGTCCAACCGCCGTCGGTAAAACAACTGAAGTGAAGCGTGAAGTCAAAGGCGGTCTTGGCAAGGAAGTGTACGAAAAGATGGCTACAAACAAATGGTGGGACAATTACAAACAAGAAGAACATGTCCTCGTTGATGAATTCGTCGGTAATCAATCAATTGATGAATTCAAGGCTATGTCCAACTGCGGTGTCGTGCAAATGGAAAGCAAAGGTACGATGGGGTTGTTCAGTGCTACTCACATTTATTATACTACTAACCGTCACCCATCGCAATGGTGGAAGCGCAACAACGATGAATACCATAACTGGAACAGTCCAGACTTTAAAGCAGTCGCTCGTCGTTTCGCTGAAGTTCACTGGTGGAATGATGCTGGTACCAAGGTCATTTTAACCAACCCAGGTAAGGAACAAAACACCCCAGAATGGCGCAGTGCTGTTGTCCAATGGAACAAGTTCTGGAAGTGGGAAAAGGAAAACCCACATGATGGTGAAAGATACTTTACATTGTAAGTTGTGATGCTACATCACTTATCACTCGAAGTGTCTAAAAGGCCACTTTAAACTCAAATAAAGTTCGCGATTAATAATTAATATTTACATTACAAAAACTATGTTTATTGAATAAAAGATTATAATAACATACCACCTAATATTAAAAGATGGATGCAGCTTGGCCACCTCCCGTCCGCGCTACTCTGCTCCCGACCGCTACCGCCGCCCTAAGGTGGTATGTATATGTCTTATTTCTATGAGAAATGAAGAGATGTGACTTAAGTCATGAAGTTCAAGACATAAGTCACGAAGTGGAGGGTAATATATAGAGCGTTTCACGCTTTCCCTCCACTTCTTTCTCCTTGCAGAATGGCACTAAAGTAAACATGACAAAGCATGGTACCGATCGTGGCGGCTTAGAGTATCGGTACAGCGTGAAAACTATGGGTAGGATAAAGGTCTTATGATAACGTCATCCTTCCTCGGGTCGTCGTCTTCCTTAACGCTACATCAGGCATCACGCCTTCACATACGCTCATCACGCTTTTATTTTATTACTTCAATCACAACCTTAGGTATGGCTTATGGATTTAAATCTCGCCGCAAAAGTGCTCCCAGTTCCTATCGTCGTCGTACTTATGGTTCTGGTAGTTATAGTAAAAAGTTTGGGTCTGTTAGAAAGGCAAACAGAGGACGAATGAAAAGATTTACTCCGAAATTCGCAACAGTTGGGTTTGCACGGGACGTAGAGAAAAAATACAGAGACAGAGCAATGACAATCACCGGATGGTCATCAGATACAACAGGGTACGGTGCCGCAGCAACAGCAGCGGGGACCGGTGGTTATAGTTGGAATTCGCAAGGTTGGGCCAAATACGATTACGCAGGGGTAAGTGGAGGAAGCCTCCAAACCTGTAGCAATAATTTACTTAGGTATATTGGAAACGGGGCTGATGTTTCGGAAAGAATCGGGAACAAGATCCGGGGTAATTATCTAAAAGGGGCAATTACTGTTACAGCGGCAAGGTTGTCAGGTCCGTCAATCGGAGCAACAAATGGGGACCAAAGTGGTGAATCTCTGGCAACCGCCGCTAATGCGACATTAGTGCAACAATATTTAAGAACTACTTGGAGAATTGTCATAGTTAAAGATCTACAAGTGAATAGCGTTGATCCTTGGATTGGATGGGCCGCGGTTTTTGAAAATAGCCAAATTACATCAGGTGGGTCAATGCCCATCGGAGAAATGGGAGGTATTCACTCAGAGTTGAATATCGCAAACATGGGAAGATTCAGAGTTTTGTCTGATAGACTCGTCGAAGTGGACGCAAAGTGTCCACAAAAGACGATTAGACACCTAATCGGTCCTAAAAGTATCGGAAACATTCGATTTAACGGTAGTGGAAGAGGTGCTTTGACAGACAGTGGTATCTACGTTATTGCCGCAGCATTTGTCGACGGCGCAAGTGTCGGTTTGTCGGGTGCGGATGGTCTATTCGACCCACAATTAAACATGCATAACAGATTTTGTTTCACAGATGCATAACTCATCTATCACGTTTCTTCATTATCACTACTTAGGTATGGACAGAGGATTTATTCCAAAAGACAAAGTCTTGTATGAAATGCGCAGAGCAGCAATGGCTGACTTCATGCGCTTGTGGAATGGGGAAGGAAAAAGACAAGACATAGGAGATGAAACGTTCTGGTACGAACTACATGAAATCGCACAATTATGCAAAGGGGAAGGGGAAAGAAAAAGGTATAGGTTTGGTCTTGAACGTTTGAAATATGTACGAAAAAGATTCATGGAATGGGGTAGGGTTGATAACCTAGAACAGGATTACTGGAGCCCCAAACATTATGGGCAAATGCTAAAAAGCTGCTCAGAAGAATTCTACCAGAAAATATTATGGAGGGAAAGAATAGACCGCATCGCAGCCTCGCTAATCAGAAATGGCGAAAATGAATTTCTAGCCGAAGAATGGGCAGCAAGACAAATCGAAATGGGAAAAGACATCCCATGGGAAGATTGGAAAGCAGAGTGGCTGGGTGAAGTTTATGAAGACCCAAATGAAGAAAATCCTTTCTTGTAATAAAGGGTCGTCGGATACGAGACGCGACCAGGCGGTCGCTAATCTAACTTTTGATGTACCGCTATACCGAAGTGGTAAAATGACCGTTGTAACGGATAAAAGTGACCGTTTAACGGTTAAATGAGTACTTGTTTTTTACTGGAATTTACTGGAACGACGACGTCGTTACTCATGTGAAAGGGGGCGACGACGTCGTTACTCATGTAGAATTATTAATACATATGTCATTTGCATTCCATTGGATGATTCGGCTAGCGCATATAACTACCCATCTGTAAAATCATGAATAATTATTCAAAGAGAGATGGGAGAGTTGCAGAATTGTTTACCGCGAGATAGAGAGAGTTGTATATTTGGGTGGGTGCGGGGGTGGGTGTGTCATTTTTATTTTCAAAAAAGGATTATCATCACACCAAAAAACATTTATTTTTCCTCACAAGTAAAAACATTTTCCAAACATTTTCCAAACATTTTCCAACCCCCTTAGAAACTCCTATGTCCAACATGCGTCGTATTACACCAACTTATGCAGCTGAAGCTTACGCAAACCCCTTGTTCCACTCCGACTTGCCACTCGTCGCTCCAACCTTGGTTCGCACTGATACCATTCACGATGGTGGTCTTAGCCGTCAAAACACTATGGTTATTGAACCACCAACCGAAGACTCGGATACTGAAGTCATCCCCGAAGTCGAATACAAGTACACTGATTGCAATTACGGTGACGTTGTTGGCATGGGTATTCCCGGATTTTATCGTCCTCAATTGGGTACAGAACCCTTTGATGACGACGTCGTTGAAGTCTCTCGTGAAGATGTCCAACGCCGTATGGCTGGTGCTGGTATTGGTGTTGTCCGTCGTGCTCGTGCTCAATTGGGTGACATTGACACCGACTCCGATGATGAAGATGGGTTGGTCCCCGTTAAAAGACCCGTTAGAAGACCTGCAACCCCAAAGAAGTCCGTCAAGCGTAAGGCTCGTTTCCATGCGGACGAACTCACCGATGATGATGATGATGATACTACTACTGTTGTTCGTACTGCACCTACTCCTGTCGGACGCGGTCAAGGCAATAAATCATCACGTTGGTGTTTCACTTATAACAACCCACCATTGGATGGTGATGAATTCGTTTCACTCTTAGAAAGCAAAGGTGATATCAAGATGGCCGTGTTCCAAAAAGAAACCGGCGAAGAAGGTACCGAACACTTTCAAGGTTACATGGAAACCAACAAGCGTATGTATACTACCGGGGTTCACTCTATGTTGGCTCCTCATAAGTTGGCATTGTTACATGCTAAGGGTACCAAGATCCAGAACCACAAGTATTGCACCAAGGAAGAAACCCGTACTGATGGTCCGTACTATGTCAAGTCCGAAGCAGGCGACTATGGCCGCAAGAATGGCAACCAAGGTAAGCGCAGCGACTTGGATGAATTCGCAAGAATGATCAAGGAAGAAGGTGGTATCACTGAAGATGTCTTTGAAGCTATGCCGGGTCACGCAATGGCATACTCTAAACACGCTAAAGCATTGGTTGCTGAAATGAAACTAACTGAAATCAAGAAGAAGGAAATGGCATACTGGCAAGAACAATACCAAAGACGCCAACGTGGCGAAGAAATTGAAGGTCAACAACAACGTAACTTGAAGCTATACTTTGGCCCAACAGCAGTCGGTAAAACAACTGAAGTCAAGTTGCACGTCATGGGCGAACTCGGTGTTCCATTGTTTGAAAAGTCCGCAGCTACAAAATGGTGGGATGGGTACCAAGGCGAGAACCACGTCCTCGTTGATGAATACCGCGGTGGTCAAACTATTGATGAATTCAAAGCATTAACAAACATCGGGGAAGTTGCTATTGAAATGAAGGGTACATCTGGTATCTTGGTTGCTGAACAAATGTACTTTACAACCAACTGTCATCCAACCCAATGGTGGAAGCGTAACGCTGGTGAAGCACAAGAATACCATAACTGGTCGTCTCAAGACTATCGCGCAGTTGCACGTCGCTTCGCTGAAGTTCACTGGTGGAACGATGAAAAGGTCAAGACCGTCTTAACGAATCCCGGTCCAATGAAAGATACCCGCGAATGGCGCAGAACAAATCAATTGTGGCGCAAATTCTGGGAATGGCGTGCTCCTGCTGATACAACCGGTGATAACTATTTCACCTTAGAATAAGATAATGTTTACTAACATCACTCATCACTCGAAGTGTCAAATGGCCACTTTAAACTCAAATAAATTTCGCGATTAATAATTAATATATACACATTAATACTCTGTTTATCTATAATAATAAACTATAACTATAATTAACAACAACATATAATAAACGCCCACAAAAATGTGAGCGTAGCTTGGCCACCTCCCGTCCGCGCTACTCTGCTCCCGACCGCTACCGCCTCCCTAATGAATATATGTTGTCGTGGGGCTTATTTCTGAAGAAAGTAAGAAACGTGACTTATAGGTCATAAAGTGACAGGTCATAAGTCACGAAGTGGAGAGGTAATATATAGGGTTTCACCCGGACTCTCCACTTCTTCCTCCTTGCGGAATGATGCTAAACTGAACGGACTATGCCGGCATCGATCTGGTGCGGCATCAGAGATTACGTTCTGGATGAAAATATGGGTAGGGTTAAGACAAAAAAAGAGAAAATTTATATGTAAGTCTTATGATTACGTCATCTGTCCTCGGGTCATCTCGTTGTCTTCCTATCCGCTACATCAGGCATCACGCCTTCACATACGCTCATCACGCTTTTTTTTATTTTACTTCAATCACAACCTTAGGTATGAATTATGGATTTAGATCTCGCACTAAAAGTGCTCCCAGTTCCTATCGTCGTCGTACTTATGGTTCTGGTAGTTATAGCAAAAAGTTTGGAACTGTTCAAAAGACAAGAAGATTAAAAAGCTTCAAACCAAGATTTGCAACAGTGGGATTCACAAGAGACATGGAAACGAAATACGCAGACAAAGCAATTGTGTCGACCGGAGGCACGCTATCAAAAGCACAAGGCGCAAATGGATGGTTCCTCACGTCAACTACATGGAAATCAGTAAACTTCGGTGGAGATACAGTAGGCGCAACAACACAAGGGCAACAAGATCTCCTAAAGGGTGTTATCCAAGGGACGACTGCAACTACGCGTATCGGAAACAAAATTCGAGTAAAAGAACTTAAATTAAAAGTCTCATTCGCAGCAGCTCAAGTGGTTAATGCAACAACAGGGTTTGAAAATGCACAATACGGAGAAAGTGCTCTAGACGAAACCGCGAATCAACTAAGTCAATATTTGAGAACAACTTATAGGTTATTAGTAGTGAAGGATCTACAAGTCAACTCGGCAGAAAATGAGATCGAATACAGCGATGTCATGGAAAGCACCGCATCAACGGGATTCGCAGGAGTTCATTCAGAACTCAAGGTGGCAAATATGGGGAGATTTAGAATTATGACCGACCGGTTATTTAACCTTGACGCTGACGATCCAATGAAAACAATCTCTTTAAACTACTATGATATCGGCGACGTCAGATACAATGGGACAGAAACATCAGCAGCAGTACCAGCATTAACTAACAACGGTATCTATGTGGTTTGGGCAATGTGGACACAAGGAGCAGTTGGTATCACTGCCGGGGCAGGAGGACCAACATTGCTGGGGAGCGCAGTCAACGTGTCCCGCCGTTTGTGTTTCCAAGATGCATAACTCATCTATCACGTTTCTTCATTATCACTACTTAGGTATGGACAGAGGATTTATTCCGGCAGACAAAGTTTTGTCGGAAATGCGTAGAGTCGCAATGGCAGACTTTATGCGCTGGTGGAGAAGCGATGAAAGAAGGGATGCTATCGGAGACTTAATATTCTGGACAGAAATTGACGAGATTGCAAGAAGATGCAGGGGAGAAGGAGAAAGAAAAAGATTCAGATTTGGCATAAAGGACATAAAAATGACCCAAAAAAGATTCAGGGAATGGGGAAGGGTTGATAACCTAGAACAGGAATTATGGAGCCCCAAGCATTATGGGCAAATGCTAAAAAGCTGCTCAGAAGAATTCTACCAGAAAATATTATGGAGGGAAAGAATAGACCGCATCGCAGCCTCGCTAATCAGAAACGGCGAAAATGAATTTCTAGCCGAAGAATGGGCAGCAACTCAAATCTCAATGAACAAAGAAATCCAATGGGAAGATTGGAAAGCAGAGTGGCTGGGTGAAAGTTATGAAGACCCAAATGAAGAAAATCCTTTCTTGCAATAAAGGGTCGTCGTATACGAGACGCGACCAGGCGGTCGCTAATCTAACTTTTGATGTACCGCTATACCGAAGTGGTAAAATGACCGTTGTAACGGATAAAAGTGACCGTTGTAACGGTTAAATGAGTACTTGTTTTTTACTGGAATTTACTGGAACGACGACGTCGTTACTCATGTGAAAGGGGGCGACGACGTCGTTACTCATGTAGAATTATTAATACATATGTCATTTGCATTCCA